ACCGAACTCCAAACCCCCGCCGACCGCTGCATTGACGCCTTCGGCGGCGTGCGCGCGCTCGCCCGCGCCCTGGAGCGAAACCCGTCCTCCGTGGTCCGCTGGCGCAAGCCCAAGGACGAGGGCGGCAGTGCAGGCGCCGTGCCGTCCGCGCTGCAGGGCCGCATTTTGGCCATCGCCCAGGCTCGCGGCCTGAGCCTGACCGCCGAGGACCTGATCTTGCGCACCGCCAAGGACTGGGCCGTCTGATGATCACAGACCGGATGCTGCTGGCCGTGATCTCGCATGCACGCTACGAGCTGCCGCGAGACATTGCCGCGCGCGTCGGCGCTAGGCGGGTCAACGGCAGTTTGGGACGCCTCATCCGAGCTGGGCTCCTGGAGCGCGTGCCTGGACCAACCTGCTTCATGTACCGATCAAAACAAGCGAGGATTTCGTGACCCATAAAAATTATGGTTGCTTTAATCGCCCACAGTATCGCAACATGCTTCCTGTGCAAGACGGCTGGTGGATGGATGGCCAGACCAGGGTCCCGAAAATGATCCCCAGCCCGTTTCGCATGTCTGCCGAGTGTCAGTTCACCCACACCACGCTCGGCCAGGCAGATCCAAAGTGTGTTGGGTGCAAACACCGGGCGTGAGCCTGGAAACCAACGGAGGGCTGTATGAGCCTGACAACGAAACCGGCCACTTGGCCGTTCCCCCCGCCCACCGGCCCTGTGCCGTGGACGCCTGCGCAAGAGGCTGCTTACAAGCGCAAGCAACTCGACGATGCGGAGGACGCGCCATGGTGAGCTTTGAAAGCACCGACCCCGTCGAGCAGTTTCTGATCGAGGTGCACAACCTCAGAACCTCAGACGGTCAAATCTGCAACTACCGCATGGGCGTTGACCTGCAGGACGAGATTCGAATCGCCAGGATCCTGGTTGCAAAGATCACCGCAATGGAGCGTGAGGCGTGCCTGAAAGCGTGCGAGCAGGTCGCGGCCAAATATCACATGAAGAGATACGCGACAGACTGGCAAGCTCAGGAATGTGCCGCTGCAATCCGCGCAAGGAGCCAGCCATGCAACCCGTAAGACAACGCAAGGTGCGCGAGCTTCTGCGCAAACACCCTGACGGTCTTACACCGCTGACGCTGGCCGCCATGACCGGCATGCACCCCGCAAACGTGCGCACCGCGCTGCGGGCCATGCCGGACGTCTACGTCGACCGCTGGCAGCCCGGCAAGCGCGGCCAGTTTGAGAAAGTTTGGGTCGCAGTGCACGTCCCTGAGAACTGCCCTCACCCACGGGACAAGCAGTTCAAAGGCGGTCGAGGCTTGCCACCAAAAACGCAATGGGTGGGGGTGGTGCCATGACCGCACTGACCGAGGAAAGTTTGGAACAGGCACTCATGCAAATGGCTGGACACATCGAGGCCATGGAAGAGCGCATCGCTTTGCGCCCCACGCACCTCATCGTGTCCCCCGCGATATTTCGCAACCTGATGTGGCGACCACCCATCCGCAAGGCCAGAGGCGTGCGCGGTCGTAAGCGAGCGCTGAGCAAGCGACCAGCGCCCATGTTTTGGAAGATGATGAGAGGGCAGCCATGACCGCCATCGCCGACGCCAAGCAACGCTTCCGCAACCTGATGGCCGCGCTCGAGCAACTGCCACCAGCAATAAAACCAGCCATGAAGCCACACCCCGTAAAACCGCGCCTCAGCCTCGAGTACTCCATCCTTTACAAGCGCGAAGTTTGGTTCTGTCGCGGCGGCGGCTCGATGGGTCTTGGCTGGGACCAGAAAGAGGCGTATGCCTCCTGGTGGTACCGGTACAACGAGAGGAATGAAAAATGAAACTGACCGTGTCACCGTTTCGATACGACGTCGTCGAATTCAGCTTGCTGGACCTGATCAAACTTGCGCTTGGAAAAAGGTTGAAATCCGGCGCGCTGATTGCGGTTCGCCGGGGGGTGGAACCATGAACTACCACGGCGCCATCACCCAAGCCCTGGTCGACGAGCTGCTCGCCGTCGTCCACAAGTACGAACAGACCATGCTGCTGCCGACCGCGCTCGGTTGCTTGGACCTGGTCAAGGCCCAGCTGATTCAGGATCACCAGGAGGACGAGGAATGATCCACTACACCCGCGAGGGAGAGTACCTGCGCCTGGGTCTGAACTTTCGCTTCACGCCCGGCGGCTTCGTGCTGCTGTGGGCCTGGTACGACTTTGCCAGCCACAGCGCCACCATTTACCGTCTGCGCGTTCGCATGCACCGCAAGCCTCGATTCATGTTTGCGAAAAACAAGCACAACGTGATCGACGCATACCTGCACCTGCACGGCATGGAGGTTGTACACAGCGAGGTCCTGGCCGACTTGAAGGCGATCGAGAAATCCACGTGGCGTCGCACAGAAAAGCAGGCGTGGATTCAGCCGGGGGAGCGATGAGCCTGCGCCCCCGACAACAGAAGGCCATCGAGGACCTGACCGCAGCCTACAAGCGCGGCTTTCGCGCGCCGGTGCTGATTGCCCCCACGGGCTTTGGCAAGACCCACGCCAGCGCCACGATCATTCGCCGCGCCCTGGCCAAGGGCAAGCGCGTGTGGTTCATCGCGCACCTCAAGGAAATCCTGAACGCCACCAGCCAAAAGCTTGATGACGAGAAAATCCCGCACGGCTGGATTGCTGCGGGGCAGGATGGCAACCACCGCCTACCCGTTCAGGTGGCCATGGTGCAGACCCTGGTGCGTCGCCTGGACCGGTATAAGCCGCCGGACCTCATCATCGTGGACGAGGCGCACCTGGCTGTGGCCAACACTTACCAGCAGATTTTCGAGTGGGCTGGCGCAGGTCCCAAGTTCAAACGCCCGGGCGGTGCGCACCTGCTGCACCTCACGGCCACGCCAACGCGGCTTGACGGGCGAGGCATGGGAGAGGTCGCCGACATTCTGGTACCCACCTGCAGCACGCAGGATCTGATCGACGAGGGGCTGCTCGCGCCCATCCGCTACTACGCCCCCAGCGAGCCGGACCTGACCGGCGTCCACACCACAGCGGGCGACTTCAACCAGGGCGAGCTGGCCGCCGCCATGGACAAGCCCGTGATAACCGGCAGCGCCGTGCAGCACTACCGCAAGCTGGCCGACGGTCGCCCGGCTGTGGCGTTTTGCGTGACGGTGGAGCACGCCACCAACGTGGCCGAGCAGTTCAAGCAAGCCGGGTACCGGGCCGTGGCCATCAGCGGCGACTCGGACACCGTTGAGCGCGACGCCGCCCTGCAAGGCCTGCGCGACGGCAGCATCGATGTGGTCTGCAACTGCGCCCTGTGGGTGGCCGGTGTCGACGCCCCGTCCATCGGATGCATCATCCAGCTCGCGCCCACGCAGTCGGTCGTGAAGTACTTGCAGTCGGTTGGCCGTGGCCTGCGCACGCACCCGGGCAAAGAGGACTGTATTTGTCTCGACCATGCAGGCAATGTTCGTAGACACGGTCTGCCCACAGACAAACGCGAGTGGACCCTGGCCGCAGTCGAAAAACGCAAGGGCGCCAAGAAGTCCGAAGTGCCGGTCAAAACCTGCCCGGTTTGCTTTGCCACTGTGCCTTCGATCGTTACGCACTGCCAGTGCGGCGCAGAATTTCCCGTTAACGAGCGAACAATTGAAGAGGTTGATGGCGAGCTACAAGAGGTAACATCACAAGCAAGAGCTGCAGCCATAAAACAACGCAAACAGGAACAAGGCCGCTCACAAACGTTTGAAGACTTGGTGCGAATTGGAAAGGCTCGCGGAATGCGTCGAGCTGAACTTTGGGCCAAACATGTTCTAAGAGCAAGAGCTGCAAAAGAAGCTCAGCAAAAAAGATGATTCCCGTTATTTACATCATCAAGCATCATGAAAGCGGTCGTTTTTACATTGGCCGCACAAACAACTTTGATCGCAGAAAACGCGAACATTTGAGCCAGCTGTCTTGCGGGACTCATCACAACAAGAAACTTCTCAACATTTACAAAAAGCACGGACGATCATCAATTTCAATTGAAGTCGTTGAGATGGCTATTGGTGGAAATATTGAAGAAATTGAGCAACGATGGATTGATGGCTACATAAATCACCATCTTTGTTTAAACACATCAAGCACCTCTTGGATGCCAAAGCTTTCTGATCTAAGCAACGAGCAGCGCTCTTACATAAAAACAAGGGCGTCAGAGCACATGAAGGTCGCCAATAAAGACCCGAAATTTATTGAAAAAAGAGACGCAGCATCTCGAAAAAACATGATGAAACAATGGAGCGATCCGGCTTTTGTTGCTAACCACAAAACCAGAAGCTCGGAAATCATGAAGAGGCAAAACAAAAAACCAGAGTTTGTTGAAAGAATGCTTGCTGGCATCAAAAAACAGCATGCGAACCCTGCAATTGTTGAAAAAAGATTGGCCGCTTCGGCGAATACTTGGAGACGGGCTGTTTCTTTGACGAGGCTGTCTGATGGGGCAACATTTACATTCCAGTCTTGCAAAGAAGCCGCAGAAAAATTTGGTTTGCGTCAATCTAGTATTTCGATGTGCTGCCATGGAAAGTCAAAAACCACTGGAGGCTATCGTTGTGAGTTCGTCTGAAAAATGCGCTGGATGCAACCGCCTGGAAACCGACCAGGTCGTGAAGTTGATCGACGGCACCGTGGTGTGCACCTGGTGCGAGGCCTGGCGTCAGGAATGTGAAGCCCGCCACATCCTGGCCATCCCCGACAAGGTTGCCCGTCGCGAGTACCTGCGCGGCCGCCAGGAGGCGGGAAAAATCACGAAGCGCGGC